GCAGGGACAAGGATTAGCGAAGGTGTCGGCATTGTTAGAAGTTGTAAATAACTGCAAAGCGATTGAAGAGGCATCCATTCACGGCAGCCTCGGCAGCGGTTGCTCCGTCAGCCGTAGCCCTTGCGTTGAACAAGGCCCACACCCCTGCAGCGACTCCGCCTTGGAGCATGTTCGTGGGATAGCCGTAGCCGTAGCCGATGAACATTGCTTAGAGGAAGGTGTATCCGATTACCGAACCGACGCTTGGAGTGACGGCCGTAATCTTGCCGCCGTTCCTTCCGCTGATGACGATGCCCGCAGATACGGACTTGCCGCTCATTGCGTAAGCGGTTAGAAGATTTTCGCCTCCTGTACCCGTCAAGGTCGTAAAAGTTGCGGCGGTGTTGACAACGATAAAGTCAAAGTTCTCGCCCGTGACGGCTGCGTCCACGAATTTCATGGAACCGCCCTGACCGAGCATTTGTTGTAAGATTGGAGTTGGCATTTTGTTTGGGTTGCTTGTAAGGGTAAATGTATCTTAGGTAGGAATTTCACAAACGGAGTGAGAGTACGGGATAGCAAACGATAGAGTAGCCACCCACCCCGCCGTGCGGTCATCACGGCTCTCCACGAACCTCGTTAATGACACGGAGGTACTTAGGGTCCATTCTTGCGTCGGGTCGTTTGTGAGCGACGATATGAAGTCCTGGGCGATTTGCAGTTGGTCGCTCAAAACCTCGTCTTCGTTGTCTTGCCAACCCAGCGTCGGGCTTCCCGAAACCACTCCACCCATCGTGGCAATGGATTCCACTCGGTCAGAAAAATAGACACCCACAGTAAGAACCAAACTGCCCAAGTCAGTGCTTGCTGACTGAACATCCGCAAAAACGAGCGGATAGACGATTCGCTCACGGCTTGGGGTTCGCAGGTTTATCGTGTTGTCGGTCCCTATTGCAAGAGGATCCCCCGTCCCGAAGGAGTTTACTTGCGGGTGAGCATTTGCAAGCGCAAGGAGTGCCTGCTTGATTTTTATCCATGACATAAGCCTGTAATTTCAGAATATTTTTTGAGTGCGCTCCCATAGGTTTCAGCAGTTGGAGCAGTAGGGGTCGTAGCCGTATGGCCAAGGGCGGTCCAAGCCAGCACCACGGCGCAGGGTCCGAGCGTCCAAGGCCATCCCAGTGTTGTAGTTCGTGCCGTTCGGGTAGATGGTATCCAAAGCGGATGGCGGGGAATTGAAGAGCGGATAGTCGGTGCGGTTCTCCATGAGGTATCTGGTAATTCTTTCGGAATACCACTCCGCATCGTTCTTCACTTTGTCGGTGAGGCGGGTGATTTCGTCCATGGACATTTGGGAAGATTCCTCGCTGGTTCTGCGGACCATCCCCTTGTTCATGTATTTGAACGCCAATACCATCGGGAGTTCGTAGTACAACCATTGCACCATGGCGGGTTGGATGTAGTCCTCCAGTAGAGTGGTGTTCAGGGCCGTGGTCGTACCGCTCACCACCTGCGTCACCATTTCACTATAAAGAGCAGACCCAACGATAGGCTGAATCCGCATCTCTTGGACCTTCACGATGGTGGGCCGTATTTGGGTAAACGATACATTCTCGTTTATGACCGAATTGTCCAGCAGGGTTTGTTCGCTGATAAAGAGTGCCTTCATGCTTTCGTGATTTTATTGCCCTTACGGATTACTATCTGCTGCTCCCAAATGTGGCGGCATTGGGGGCGGTTCACTCCGCTGGCCGTGTGATACCAACCGCCTCGGCGATTCCAAACGCTATAGCCCATGATGTTACTGATGCCGTTGATGTCGTCACGGGTGTAAACCTTGCCTTGGTCAGCGAGGTCCAGCATCACCTTGCAGAACTCACGGCTCGTCCTCTTGTCTTTGTTGCTGAAACCTGCGGCCCAAGAATATTTGTAGCGTACTTCCAGCACGGGTTCATCCGTTGGCTTGGCACCTTCCTTGGCGATTTGGTCCACGGCACGGGCGATGGGGTAACGGTCTTTTGTAATCAAGTAGGCGACCCGCTTGGCGACCTTCGCCTTGCTCACTCCAAACTCCTTGGCCATTTCTTCCACCGATGCGTCCCGATTCTTCTTGCGGTACTTTTCAATTTTCTCGTCAAGTTCTTTCTCTTCCTCGCCTAGTTCAGCGAAGGCTTGACGCACTTGGTCATCTAAGTCGGTGTCAAACCGCATTGGCTTGGAATGCATCACCACATACTCGTCCGAACTGCTCCCAAACTTGCTTGCGACCACCTCCAAGACCTTGAACTCCTCGTCCCCCCATCCGTAGTCCTCGGTATCTTCCTCGCCCCATGTAGGCTCGCTGAACGCCTGCTCTTGCACTCCGAGCAGGGTGTTCACTTCTTCGGGGGTCAACCCGAAACCAGCGGACAACATCGTGCGGGCCATTTCAAGAGTGATTTTCTCCTGCGCATAGTGACGGACGATACGCATGAGGTTTTGGTACTCCCTGCCCGACAATTTTTTGATGTTGTCGTTGCCCATGACCATGGGCGTTTGCGGAACCTCGTCGGGTTGGGGATTGGGTCCAACCACATCGGCTGGTTGCTTTTCCAATGCAGGGAGGCCCGCTTTCTCACGCAGTTCTTCGGGGGTCATGATAGTCAGCAGGGCTTGCTCACTCAATCGCTCCGTGATGGGTTCCACGGGGATAAGTTCCATCCCTTCCACGCCATTGAACGAACCCAAGTAGTTCATCATTCGCTCCACCTTGCGCACTCGGTCGTTCACATAGGTCGCCTTAAATAGTTCGTACGCCTCAACCAGTTCCTGCCGTCCTCCCAGTTGGCCTTCGGTCTTTACGCCGAATAGCATGGGGTTCACGACCCTGTGCGAAATAAATATTTCCGATTGGATAGCCTTGTTCAAAATCTCAAACTGCTTGTCCATATCGGACGGGGTCAACGGTTCCAAGGTTGGAGCCTTGCTGACATCGTCGTTGAAGGTTACAACAAAGCGGCCAGCATTGTCGGTCCCCGAAAACTTGCGCTTGATTTGACGCTCAATATCGCCTTGCTCTTCGGGTGTCGGGATCCCGTTGTTGAAGTTTATGAGATACCCACCCCAAAAGTTGTTGCGCAGGTTGTTGTTGTGGAAGTTCGCCACTTGGACATCGGCTTCAATCCAAGCCAAGCCCCCCATGTATTCGGGGAGCGGATAGGACTTCACGCCTGCTGCATAGACCCGATAGTAGAACAGTTGCTTGCCGATGCGGTTGTCTGCATCAAAGGCGGGGATTTTCTCTACATCGCCAATCTTGGGGTATAGTTGGACCATTGCATCGTCGTACCAGTCGGCCACTTGGAACATCCGCTCGTCCTTGTCCACTCGGATTTTTTCAAAGGGGATGTGTTCCATCTTGGCGATGGTCCCCATCTTGTTCCATGTCACCGCAACGGCAAACCCGTTGAATAGTTCCAAGTCAAGGACGAGTTTCTCGGTGATGTCGTTCAAGTCGTCATGCTCGGATAGGCCGTCAAAAAACTTGGCGTAGCGGGCCTGCTGTTCAACCGTCATCTTCTCACCTGGTTGCCATCCACCGCCCACGATGTAGTTCACTTTGCCATTCACAATAGCGTTGTGCTTGCTGCTTCGGCGGTAGTTGTCCAGCAGGTAATAGGGGTACTCGTTGAACGCCCCGTAACTGATATACTTGCCCGCTTTGTTTTCAAGCATCACGGGGACTTTATGCTCAATCCCAAGCCATTGGGTGAATGATTGCTTTATACTCATAGCGTGTGTACGGTGAAGGATAGGGACAAAATCGTGATGGCAGCAGCCGAATCCACGGCGTTGATTAGGATGGTATATTCATCATTTTCGGTATCTTCCAGCACCGCTTCGGTGAAGATGGCATGGCCGTTATTGTGGCCCGTGGTGATGTCGGTCATGGACTCCAAAATTGGAGAGCCGCTCTTGCCGATATACACCTTGATTTGATTGCCATTTCCTTGGGATATCACCATGCTAACCGACACCCGCAAAGCCACACCAGGCTTTCCTGTGTAGGTGATGGAGGTCGTGGTGCGTGAAAAGTTGTAAGTTGAGAGGATGCCTAATTTAAGTTGCGATTGTAACTTAACAATCTGCCCTTGGGTTGGGGTGAACGAAGTGTCCGAATCAAGGAATAGGTTGGCCACGCCACGCTCTCGGTCCAAGGTGGCGGTATCGGCAAGGTCGTCAAATAGTCCACCCACACGGGCGGCGGTATTGGCTGCGGCAGCGGTTTCGTTGGTGATGGTCAGGGCCGAAGCCTGTAACTGACTGCGAGTTTGTACGCTCATTGGAAAGTTTGGTCAAAGGTGGAATCAAAGATGCTGACGGCACTTGCGCCGTAAACATTATACTGGATGGTATTGGCGAAGGTGTTGAATGTGAGGCTGATTACCTGTACATACGCCAAGCCCGTTTCAACCACCGCAACGGCTGCGCTAACCGTGGAAGAGGTATCGTAAACCTCATAACGATAGGTACCCGTTTCAACCGCCCCCAGGGTAATCTGAAATTTGTCATAGCGATTGGTGTAGGAAGAAAGATTGGCCGATTTCAGCAGGGTGAAGTCGGTGGTCACATTCTTGGCGATATTCGTGAGCCGCAAGATGTAACGGTCGCCTGTGCTGGCCCGCTGCGTCCAAGTGACGACGATAGTATTGGTGGTGTTGGGGGATAGGTAAATCACTCTACCCCTAAATGTAGGATGCGCCCGAATTTCACAATTTGCGCCCGATGGCTCGGTAGAGTTCGGCCCTCCGCTCGGCGGTCTTGCTGATGTCAAACCGCTCCCGAACATCTTTGGACAACTGCACGGCAAGGGCTTTGGCGTAGTCGGGTTCGTTGACGAACTTCCTTACCGCCTTGTACCAAGCGTCTTTTTTCCCGTATGGGATGAGCAGACCGTTGTGGCCGTGGGTGATAATGTCGGTGTAGGGGATGGTTTCGCTTGCAATTATTGCCTTGCCCATCCAGCCCGCTTCCACGACCTTCAGTTCGCTTTTCAGCCTGTTGAACTTGGTATCACGCAGGGGTGCGATGGTGGCGTTGATGAAGTTGTACCCGCCCACATAGGAGTAGATGTCAGCCGCTTGGATGCGGCCGTAATTCTTGTTCAAGCCACGGCAGGAGAGCATCTTTTCGTAGTCATCATAGACGGCGTTCCCATCATTCCACCCGCCCAGGTAAATCTTGTATCTCCCGTCCAGCGACTTGTCGTGAGCCAGCAGGCTGAAGGAGTGTTCCACCAAAGCAATGTCCTCTTGGTGCTGCGCCCCGCCAAACCACCCGATTTTGAACAGGTGCGGTTCGGGTTCGGCATTCGTGTCGGGGAGGTACTGCTGATAAGCCTCGTACGGCTCATTCGGCAGGATGGTCACGGCCTTGTTGAGCAGGCGTATCTTCTGCGCCAAGTGTTCGGTGGTGGTGGTCACATGGTCAGCAAGTCGGATGTGTTCTCGGATTTGCTCGTCCAATTTCGTGGACAAATAGTGCCGATACATAATGTGTCCCGATTCCAAAACCCAGTAGTCGTCAAGGTCAAGTATCACCTTCGCCCCAAACGCCGTCAGAGCCTTGTAGACATTGCGAATTTGCTCAAGTGTACCTTGACACCACAAGCGATTAAATAACCACACATCAACCGTCTTTAGGTCCTCATCTTTGACATTGGCAATGTTGTCCACGCACACATAGTCAAACTCCGTGAAGTTGTCGCCAAGATATGCGTTTGGCATCTCCAAGCGGTAGAAGGAACACCCCGTCGGATGGGCGTTGTAAACGATGCAAATTCTCATGCCCAAAGGTACAAAAAAAAAGGGCCACCCCGTGAGAGATGGCCCTAACCACTAAACCATGCGGGAGTATGAGAACCCGCAGGTCAAAGATACTTACGAACCGCTTATTTGGGTCGTGGAAGCGGAGAAAGTTGCGGCTGCGATGTTCAGCATCGCATCGGGTTCCATGCCTGTCAGCGTCATTTCGTAGCCACTCCTGTCGCCGAATGCAGTACCAGTCCCAGCGGTTCCAGCGGAGGCTTCCAAGCCATTCGCAGCGCCAAGCAACCAATAGCGTCCGTTATTGTCAAGGACGATGACCAAGAGGCGATTCCGAGCCAAGAGGCGCAACTCATTGCGGACGGATGTCTGCAACTTATTGATGGTGAAAGTCACTTCGGGCGTGTAGAACAAAGTGCCGTTCTCGGTGCTTGCGTTCAAGGTTTCCGTCATTGAAGAGGTAGCCTTAGTCAAGTCGTATTCAAACCAAGACCCCGATACCGAGGCAGGCGTGAATCCAGTTACCAATCCGCTGCCGTTCGTGTTCACGGAACCCGTTGCGTTCAAGGTTTGGACATAAATAGTTTTGATACCGCCGACAGCGTCACGGCATCCGAGGGCGTAGCCCGTAGTTAAGGAACAAGACATAGTGTATTTTTAGAGGGTTATGTTAGACTAAAAAAGCGGGGGGAAGTTTCCCTCCCCCCTTACACTTAGGCCAGTTTGAAGTCAACCATCAAGTCGGGATACGCAAACTGCACACCTGCTTTGAAGGCGGCTTGGAAGCGGACTTCATCGTTGTCCTTGGAGTACCACAACTCAAAGTTTTCCTCGTCGGACAATAAGTCGGTGCCATAGAATAGGTTACCAAGGTAAGTTGCAACGATGCGGTTGGTAGATGTCAAACCTGGGACGGCAACGATGCGGACATTTGTGCCAGGGTAGATGATGTCACCATCGGCCAACCCTTGCAAGTCCACTTGGTTATACATAACACCTGTCTGCGACTTCAATGCGCCAATCAAGGTGCGGAAGTTGTTCCATCCGCAGAAAATGACGAGGTCAGTTTTGGTGAGGATGGCTTGCGGGATATCGTTGTACACTTTGTCAAAGATGGTGATGACATTGGAAGTTGTGATACCAACGGAAGCCGATACTGGGTTCCAAGTTGTAGAGGAAGCGTTGGCGAGAACCGTGGAACCCGATGCGGCGTTCAGCAACTGGTTTACACCGCTGAAGTAGGAGTTACCCTGCCAAATGGCGGTTTCCAAGGCTTCGGCGATACGCAGAGCCTTCTGCTCGGAGAAAGCCTGCTCAAATGGTACGCCATCGTATTGGCTACCAGCGGTCAACTGCGTCTGCATCCAGTATTGCTCCAAGGAACGAGGGCAAAGAGCCTCTTGGATTTTCATCACGCCGACGGTGATGTTACGCTGACTGAAAGTCGTGTTGCCTGTTGCAGACCAACCGCACACGGTTCCTGACCCGATGTTTGCATCGGTGTCCATGAGGTTGAGGGCAGCAGCCGACTTGATACCAACTTGCTTGGTAAAGAGGGCAGCAGAGCGAGCGGCGAAAACCGCTTTGGTGATGAGGGGCAGCCTTTGTTGGTCGGTGTAGGCTGATAGGTTACCAAATGAAAATGCCATGATTTTGTTTTTAGGGGGTTAAGGTTATTTGGAGTTTTTAAGGGTTTGGATTGATTGTGCGATGGCCGCAAAGTTTTGAGCGGCTGATGCCTTCCGTTGCTCCACGATAGCAGAGGCGGTTGGCTTGGGGGCTTCGGAGGGGAGTTCGGCAACCTTCTCAACAATGTCGGTCATGGTTTCCATCTGACTTGCAAATGCGGCCATCTTGTCTTTCATCTTGCCCATTTCGGTGTAGGCGGCTTTGAGTTCCTCCATGATGGACACCAAGTGCTTCTTGACGATTTCTTCCACCATTGCGGGGTCCACCATCGGGTAGCCTTCGGCGATTTCACTCACCACTTCGCCTGCAACTTCGGGGGTGATTTCTGCGGCAACGGCGACTTCCTCGGCAGGTGCTGGGGCTTCGGCTACAACCACTTCGGTGATTTTGCCACCTTCGGTCTTGATTGTGCCAACGCCCTCAACTTGATGCTCACCATCGGGAGCGGGCAGGGTTTCGTCCTCGGTGATGACATAAACGGCGGTTCCTGCAACGAGGTCGCCGTCCACTCGTACAACGGTTCCGTCCACCAACTTGTAGTCGGCAAAGGCTTGCTTTTGGGTTGTGAACTTGCGGAGTTCAGTCCGCAAAGTGTCAATGGCTGATTTTAGGTTCATGTTATTGGGATTTGTATTGAGGTTGGATATGTTGCAAAAAGTTAGTCAAATCGTCTGCGAGGCCAGCGAGTGCGACCTCCAGTTCGGTTCCTGTATTTTTCATCCCGAACAAGCCCTCCACGGAGAAACCCTTGAAGGCGTGGCGGTTCTCCCACACTTCGTCGTTCTCCACCTTGAAGGAGCCGAACCAAGACCCGTCGGGGGTGTCCTCGTAGCCTTTCGGTGCAAGGATGCCCCGCTCGGTGTCGGTGATGTAACTCTCAAACATGAACACGCCATCCAGTTCGGCGTTGTGGTAAGCGTTCACATTGTGCTGGTTTCCCTGCTTGAAGTACTTCTGCACAATCTTCCTGATTGTGGCCTTGTCAAATACCACATAATATTCCCCGTAGGTGTCGTCCTTGCGGTAGATGGGAGTATCTGCCAGCATGAGCGGTCCCGTCAGCACCCTGCGTTCTCCCGTTTCAGCGAATCTTTGCGGGGTCTTGGCGAAGGCTTGGAAGGGCTTTTCAATGGCGGGCATATCAACGAGGGCGACAAACTGCACGCCTTCGTCCACTTCGTCCACGGTCATTCGGTAAACTGGAAGTTCCATGTGGGGATATGTAACCCTTACCCCAATGTTGCAAATTCGGACAAGCGGCGCACCCTGCTGGTCGTCTGCTGGATGTCACGCTCCACGACATAGGCCCGCATGGGTTGCATCCCTTGGCCTTGGCCGTTCCCGAAGGAGGATAAGTCGGTCGTGTTGGGGTTGCTAAAAATCGGAGGCGCAGCACCGCCACCTGCTCCCATCGGCATCGGTCCACCAGGTGAAGGCGCACCGCCTGATTCCCCGCCACCCATGATGGTCTTGCCTGCTTGAATCCCCGCTGCCGTAATCGCTGCAATCCGCAAGCCTGCACGAATTTTGGCCATTGTGTTTAGAGCCTTGGTTTGTGCGATACCTACTGCACCACCAGTCAAAGCGTTCGCAGGGTTAGCGAAAGCCATTGCCGCATTTGCAGACATCTCTTTTTGAAGGTTAATGATGACATTGGCAATAGCCGAACCTTTCTCTATCGCCAAGGCCGCAATGGCCAAGCCTTTGTTCTCGTTGCCGAATGCCGCAAGGGTTTGGCTTATAGCAGTAAGCGAATCAAAGGTGACCTGCTGCTTAAAGTCAGCAACGGCCTGCTCAATCCGCTTGATTTCTTCGGCTTTGGCATTTTCAATTTGAATAGTCCTTGCCGCCGCTGATGCACGGGCTTGGCCCTCCTTTCGCATTCCATCAATAATGGCTTGCTCTTGGGCTGCTTGGTCATCCAACCTCATCTCGTAGAGGGTGAGGTTCAAATCCTCAACAAACTTGATGATGGCGTTGTTTTCCTCTTTGAGTTTTTCAAGCCTTTTCTTTGTGGCTTCTTCTGCCGCTGCTTTGCGCTTGGCATCATTAGCAATGAGGTCGTTCGTGTGCTTTTCGTAGGCATCCCGATAATTCTCCAAAGTAGCCTCCTGCCTCATCAAGGCTTGGGCTTCTTCCATTGCCCTTTGCTTTGGGTCGGGTAGGTTGAGGTAGCGACGCACGGCTGCGGTCAATTCGTCCCACTTGGCTATCAATAAGCCAATCCCAACGACTGCTGCGCCGATACCTGTCGCAAGGAGTGCGATACGGAAAGCCCTCAATGCTCCCGTGCTGGTTCCAACGGCTATGGCGTAAACCCTTTGAGCCGCTGCCGCTGCTTCGGTCGTGATAACGGATTTTTGGGTCAGTAGGATATTGATTTGCTGCACCCCATTGACCAAGGCCATCGCCCCTTGGACTTGAACCATCGCCTTTTGCAAGTCCTCGTTCTCATCACCGAACAAAGCCGCTGCACCTTGAGCAATCGCAAACCCTGCTGCTACTGCTTGCGATGCTTCCACGATTAAGGTGAATGCTTTGCTGCCTCCCTTTGCAAACGAATCAACGGACTGCTCAACGCCCTCAATGGTTCGCTTGTAGTTACCCGCCTCAACTTGCAGGCGTTGGAACTCTTCGGAGTTTTGCTTGCCCGCCGCAGCGAGTTCAACCATCCGCTTTTTGGCGGCGTTGAGTTTGTCTTCAAGCGATTGAAGTGCTGGCCCTGTCGCATCGGTTGCGACTACTTTGAGGGCAATCTCTTTATTTACATCTGCCATATCTTATCCTTCGGATGGGAGTTCGGGGTTTACGGGTGCTTCATACCCTGGGTCAACAGGGTCGGGGTCAATCGGGCCGTTGAATAGTCCCGATGGGTCGTTTGCGATTGCAGCGGTACTGGTAGCAGCAAAGTCAGCAAGGTTGAGGATTCGTCGGAGTGTTACACGGCAAGGCTTCATCTGCCCGACCAGGTAGTCACGAATCTCCAGCAACCGCCAACGGATGCCGCCGTAATAGATGGGCTTGCGGAAATCAAGTTGGTAGATGTCCACGCTTGATAGCAGCATCGTGAGTTCCAACTGCAACGCCTCTTGGGACACCGTTTCGTTAATGTAGTTCAGCCAGTAGGTGTTGTAGAGGTTGTTGTTGGTGTATGCGTACGGCGACCCGCTTGCGTTCACGGCGTTGTAGTACACCAAGCGAGGCTGACCAAAGGCCAAGTCCACCGATGGAGCGTAGGGGTTGTCAATGTGGCTGACGAAGGGCATCCGCAAGATTCCCACGGATAGGGCCGTGTTCCCGCTGACCCCGTACTGGTAGGCCCACTCGGTCTGCCCTTCAATCAAGTTGTACTGCGCCAATCGGTAGCCCGTCTGCAAGGCTTTGACCGTTCCGCTTGCAAGGGTTCCTTCAATGTCCCAGGTACGGCCCACGATTTTGTCCGTGCTGAACGAGGCGGGGATAAGTGTCCCACAAAGGGTTTCAACGACCTTATCGCCTTTGCCGTAGAAGTTGGAAGTGTTGAAGATTCGGCCTCCGTAGCCTTCCCTTGCAAGCGGGTAGGACTGCTTGTAGGTATTGGACAGGAAATCGCCCATATCCTTGTACTTGAAGATGACATTGGTGTAGGCGTTAGGGTCGCCGTTGGTGATGTTCTGCTCGGCGTTCTCATCAGACTTTTGCGTCCAGTCCACCACACCTGACGAGTAGAAATCCTTCCAAGGCTCAATGTATAGAAGTTTGGGGTCCTGCGAATCGGGCATGAATTGCAAGTTGAACATCTTCTGCAAATCTTGCAGGAGGTCCGACTGCTTGACATCAGCGGGCAGGGCGGTCCTCATATCCAGCACGCCAATCCCAACAGGATTTTCAAGGCAAGTCCATTGGACTGTTGCTCCCGAAAGGATAGAAAAAGTACTCGTCAAATAGTTCGGACCCGCCGTGACTGCAAACCCGATATTGGCCGTCGTGTTGGCGGGGATGGTTACATTTTGGAAGCGAACCGTGAACTGGGTGTTGGTTGCAAAACTTATCCCCGTGATGACTGCGTTGTCCGTGGAGTTCGTGATATTTCGGATGGACATATTCGCCCCGAATCTTCCAGCAGTTGTGCCGCTGACCGTCAAGGTCACATCCACATTCCAACGGGTTGGAACGGCTGGATTTGAGAACACGCTGGACGATGCGACCCAATACCCTGGATTATCGTAGAACGGGGCAGGAGTGTCTTTGGGGAATAGAGCGGTTGCGTTTGCCGTTCCTGCAAAAGTCACATTCCCCGTGCTTTGTGCGAGGATATTGGACCCCGATAGGTTTATCGGCATGGTCCCCGCTGCGTAAGGGATAACCAACTTATTAAACAGGGACGAGTTGAAAAAGTTGGATGAGTACCTAAACCCTGCCTCGGTGAAAATCAAGTCCACCATCTTCTTGACATAGATGCTTGGGCCGAGCCTCCACCACGGGGCTTGGAACCAACCGCCTCCTTGGTTGAGGATATCCGTGAACCCCGCCGAATCAATGACCCCGTAGACATACCCGCTGCTTGCCGCACCCGATGCCGTCCAGGTACCCGAAACATGGCCGCTGGTGGGCGTGTGGTTCATTCCTGTAACGCCCGCCGTGTTGACGAGCATATTCCCCTCAATGGCTTTGAATAGGCTCACATTGTCGGTAAACAAGCCAACCTCGTAGGTGACGGTTCCCTTCGTTTTGGACATGGAGAGCAGTTGCAGCACTCCGCTGAACACCTGCACCCCATCCTCCCACATAGCGGCTCTTATCCGCTTGTTCGGTTGGAATCCACCCACGAAGGATTGGATATTGTAAGCATACGCAAAGCAGGCCCGATTGGTTGGGGTGTTGGGAAGAGTGATGGTTTTGCTGAACGACCCTCGTTGCTTGGTCACATCTTCAATATCCCCGATGGAATAGGTGACGGCGATGTCCGTGCCGCCCATCGTGTCAAGAACATAGGGGACCTCAACATTGGAATCGTTGAGCGGGTAAGCGATTAGGGTGACGCTCATAGGATGGAGTTGTCGTAAGCAACGGCCACCTCAATTTGCAGTTGGGTCAAGCGGTCGTTCCGTCTGGTTACAAATTGATACTGGTTGGCGTTGACCACCGCTTCCACAAGGGTTCCGTTGAGTTCCAACCAAACATACCCGCTCCGTACCATTTCAATCAGCCACTCGGATTCTGCGTCCGTCAGCCAATCGGAGTTCAGCGCATAGACATAGTCAAAGGACCCCGCCCAAACCTTGTTGTAAGTCGTGGTCGCATAGACATCCGAGTTATACCCGAAGACCTCTCGCTCAATGTTGGCACGCTTGCGGTTCTTCATCGTGAAGGTGTACGAATCAATCCCGCCGTACTTGTTGACGAAGTGGACGGGGATGGAATCAAACCGTTGACAAGGGCCGAGGCGATAATAGACGGGGTAATAAGGCAGACCCGTGTTCAGCGTATCAATCGGCTCAATGGAGTATCCTGCACCCTCGGCGATGGGGAAACTTGCAGACCCCGCCAATCCATCGGAGCATTGCGCCGAAGTCAAGGCGTTGAGGTTCATCGGACCCGAACCAAAGCGGACGATAGTGCTTCCGCTTGCCGCTCCTTCCTGTACAAAGAACTCCCTTGTCACCGCATTGCTCGCATCCCTATATCGCACCCTTACGGCGTTGGTTGTGTTTGCCGAGCCTTTGCCGTAGCACAGGTAGCCGTAGGAATCAGCGTAAACCACCGCAATCGCATTGCTGACGCTTGTGCCGTCCTGCGTGGTCGTGAGGGATTTGCCTGTATTTGCGGTCAAGGGGGCAGGAGGGAAGTAAGTGCCACCACTCCAATCGGCTAACTCTAACTGCTCCAGGTTCCCCGCAAAAGCAAGGACCCCGCTGACATTGGTTGTCGTTCCCGTCTGCACAACTGGAGTGCTTCCGTATTCCTCCATAAATGTGAGGCGATACCCCGAATAGAACCCCGCATGGTCAGCGAAGCCAACCTGGGCCAGCGTTGGTACGGTTGGGGCCATCAATGTTTCCACGACCCTGCTGACATCAAAGAACCCGTAATTCGTGGTCGGTAGTTTGTCGCATTTCAAGCGTGCCAGCGTGGTCGTGCCTGCGCCATTCTTCACATCGCAGACATAGCGGTAATTAGTCGCACTCGTCAGCGAACCGCTGACCTTAAAAATCATTTTGTTGTA